CATGCTCAGAATTGGCATGATTTTAGAATCAAGTGGACTAAAGGTGGTATGGTCTACGCAGTAGAAGTGGAGTTTATTAAAAATGCAGAATGATACATTTTTTATGATAGCAGAGAAGTTCTTTCAAAATTGTTTAGAGGTTAGTAAGGCAAAAGGCGAAGAATATACAATAGGAACAGGAGAGAAATTCAAGAACTTTGAATCAGTAGGTGAACGATTGGGCCTTAGTGCTGAAAGGGTATTATTGGTCTACTTACTAAAACACATGGATTCAATCAGATACTATGTTTTACATGGTGTTGAAGCATCAGACGAGAAGATCGAAGGAAGGATCTTAGATGCAGTTAATTACTTGGTGCTGCTATATGGCATCATTTACGAAAAAGAACATATTAACAAACTAGATAAGGAGTTAGAGGATGAATAGAGAAGGAATGTTGGGTGTAACTCCCATACAATCATCTACCATAGATAAGGAATTTAAACTGAGAGGAAGTTCAGGGAATATCGTCAATCTTCCTAAATACTTTTTTGATCATTTGGAGTGGCAAATCAGTGATGAATTACAGATAAGTGTTGTAAACCATATTCATAAACCAAACGATAAAGAAGAACACTCTTACTATTCGATATTGATTGAGAATGTAGAGAGATAGTATGAAAGAACCACATATCATTGATTATATCTTAGAAAATACAGATGCTCATAGTCAGCAAAGATTAAACCAAAGAAACAAAAGTAATTGGAAAAAGGAATTTAATCTTTTCTACTGCAAATCATGTAACAGAGCGTATGAGTATGGTAGGACAACTTGTACTCAGAGTAGAAAGGTAGTTTTAACCTACGATGACTTCCCAATTTTTGGATTGGAACGGAAAGTATGTATGAACTGCAATACAGATATAGCTGTAAATGGGGCAACAGATAGCCTTAAATCTAATAAAACATAAAAGGAAGGTGTGAGTATGAAGATACCAAAAAAGAGTCTAATAATAAGCAATATGGAAGAAACTGATCTAAAACCTATGGTTTCTAAAGAATTATCGGAAATAGATGATTTATTCCTTGACTTAAAGCATAGAAGTTCGTTTTTTTATAATATATTAAGTATATATAATAAATATATAATATCTTATATATCTAATTACTTAGATACTATATATAAAGATACTATAAGAGATTATATATCTAATTACTACTTAGAGAATAACTCTTCTTTGACTAGCTTTAGAAAGGATGAGATTGTAAGAGAAGGAAAACCTTTAACTAAAGAAACACTTAAAGTATCACTTGAACCTAAAGTAATACTTGAAGGTCTAAGTGAGAAATATCCTACGTTAGACTTAGAGACTGAGCTTGAGAAGTGGAAAGATTATCAACTTGCTCATGGAAAGCGTTATAAGAATAAGAAAGCAGCTTTCCGTAATTGGTGTAGAAATGCAATAGAGTACCAAGCACAGAATGGTACAATAACCCCCACTAAAGTAAATACATATAAGGAGTTATTCGATGGAGAGAAGTAAGGCTAATGAGCATGTTATCAGCTTATTTGAGACATTCAGCATAGAAAAGAATCAGCTACTCGGCAAGGAATGGAGAGATGCCTTAGCTAACTATGATGAGGCAGTAGTGAAGGAAGGTTGGGGACAGATCATTGCCGAATGTAGAACGAGGTACTTACCACCACTCAAGGTTGTGTATGGCATCTTAAACAACATACGACTTAATCATCAGAATATTGTGGTACTTGATGAGTTTACAGGCGAATTAACTGCAGAGGATAGAAAGAATCAGCATCGTTTTATTAAGCTGATTCAATATACAATGGCAGAAATGAGAGAGGGTAGGATGACAGAGAACGAGCATTTAAAACTACACGCTAAGTTCTTTAAGGAAATAGGTATGGATGAGGATGCTGATGACTTATTAAGGGTGGTAGCAGAACACCAAGCAGCGTAAATAAAAAAGGCTACCTAAACATATAGCGAAGTCCAGGTAGCCTTATGAGGAGACAAGTATTAGTTAATATTCAGATTCTATATAGAAAGATATATCTTTATCTGTCAAATCGATAATATCTCTCATATGCTTTTTTTCTAACTTGATGTAAGTATAGTTTTTAGCACCTTTCTTTTTTCTCTTTATGTAGACACCCTCTAATTCATATTCTTTAAGAGTTTTTAACTTATTTTTTTTCCATACTTGGTCTTTTTCAAACTCTCTTTTAATGTAATCTTCATCTATTAAGTTTTTTGATTGTTTCTCAATAAACATCTCAAGACCATCAGATGTAAAATAAGATTCATTACTTAATCCGTAGTGCTTATCAAGATAATCAAATATTGCCATACTTACATCCCAATTTGATAATGTTATTTTCATTTTATACCTCTCAGTTTTCATCATCTATGTCATACATTGTTATAGCAGGGTACTTCTTTATGAACTCACTATAAGACATAGTTTTTATTGTTGATTGATTAAAAGTATCAATGATTAATACTTTATCATCATAAAATGATATCATAGATAGACAATCATCATCGTTATATCCATTAGCATCGATGTAAGCATACGAATTAAATAAAAAATTACTCATTTTATACCTCTTTCTTCGTTTATGTCAAATTCCCAAATAGTATAACAAGAATCAGTAGCTAAAATGTCATCATCAAGGTAAGTAGGGAATACTGCACATATAACTTTTCCATCATCCTCTTTTAATTCCCAACCACTAGCATTTCTTATCCATCCATCAACTACTAGTCCATTATCTAAAGTAATATGATGATACTCTTCTATATGAGTTTTCTTTTTTACTTTCTCATATATAGGTACTAATTCGGATACTATTTTCTTTTTATCCTCACTTGTTAATTTAATTTCATTCATTTTATACCTCTTCTTTTGTTTCTAAATATCTTATGCTTATGCCCTGAGACCAAGTTTCAATTACTTTAGACATTTGCTTTTGATTTAACTTGTATCTTTTTTTAATAAACCTAGAATTATGTATTAAAAGATCATCTAATTCACTTGCAATATTTTCATAATACTTCATTTTATACCTCTTCTGTTTCTAAGTTACATTCCTCGCATACTTCTTCTAGCTGCGAGTTATCACTACTACCATCCCCAAACTCGTTAAAGACTAGGAATGAATTACATTCATCGCATTTATTGTGCGATATATCACCTCCTATATTCATTATTCGCTCTCCTTTGTGTAAACAAATTCAAAGTCATCTATATCCTCAATACACATACATTCTTTTTCATTATGTTCTTCCATATCTCCAAATCTTTTATCGCAACCACTAGCATTGTCTCGCCATCTTTCTTCATTATTATTTTTTACCCATTCTTCAGGTGTTAAATCTGTTGTATCACAAAGATCAACATCTCCAGTTATATGTCTGTAATAAACTTTAAATGCCATTATTTACCTCATTTATTTCATTTATGTATGACTCTACACACTTATCTCTTTCAAGCTCTACACCCTCTTCATCATTCCAATATTTTTTTTCAGCATCCTCTTTGCTTTTTGCCTCTACTAAGTAAGTTATAGCACGAGTTTCAGCTATAAGTATTTCGTATTTACTCATTTAATCCCTCTCCTTTTCTATAAACCAAGTCCATCTATCTTGAGGATACCCTTTGTAGTATTCTAGCATCTCTTCAAAATTTGTCCATTCATACCACATACCACCAACACCATAAGATATATACTTCATTTAATCCCTCTTCTTTCTCTTTAAGCCATAGTAGGCCTTACTTACTAATGGATTGCCACACATACGACCAAATAAAGCCTTTCTACGCTCTTCTCTAGTCTCTTCTTCATCTAGTTTTAGATGATATTCTTTTATTTTGCTCATTTTATGCCTCTAATAGTTGTTGATTAATTAATTCTTCTTTTGTTGCACAATCTTCGTGAACTCTTTCACACATAGATTCAAGATAAATATCTTCATCGCATCCAATAGGTTTATCACACCTATCACAATCATACATTTGACAATCTGCACACATATAGCCTATTTCTGTGCTAGTCTCTGATGGTATTCTGTTTACATACAAACCACTTCCAAAACTTGTATCTTTGTGGCAGCTTGTACAAAGATTACCAATATCTTTTATTTTGGTCATTTGTTTACCTCAAAAAAATATTTTATACCATCTCTTGAATCTAATATTTGAGATTGTAATTCGTTATTTTCTACCCAAACCATTACGATAGACACTATGTAAACCTCTGTACTATTTTCAATATCATTACAATCCCATATATCATGTAATTCTTCGTTTAATCGATTTACACTTAGTTTATTAGAATAATTACGAATTATAGTTTCATTTTCATTATTTGAATAGCGACCTGTAATTATATATTTATGCACATTCATTATTTTCATTTTACTTGCCTCTCTCGTTGGTTTAATAAACTAGTTTCTCTCCATTGGTTTAAATCTTCTTTTAAATCAATGATTTTTAATTGTTGTAGACTTAGTATTAGTCCACAGATTAAAATGATTTCTAGGTGCATTATTGAGCCTCCTCACTTATGTCTATTTCTACCATATTACCCGTAAGTTTGATTGCTTTAGGCTTGGTGTAATGTTTACGATATTGTTTTTTAGCATGGTTTATTACTTTCTTTAATGCTTTTTGTTCTCTTCTTTTCGACTCTTTACATTCTCCCCAAGTCCATCCCGAACCACTATTATATCTATCATGTATTTCTTGGATAGCTGCAATTACTTCTAATGGCTTTTTCTCCTCCCACCAATCCATGCTATTATCTGCCTTATCATTATCAAATTCATTTTCTAAATCATGCGCATAAGGTCTATTATTTAATAATATTTGATATGGATATTTCTTCATTGTTTACGCTCCTTTAGTTTGGTAAGTATTCAATCTCATCTTCTGAGAATATTTCTTTTAATAGTAATGATTGCTTGATACATTTATAGTGTAATTTCTTTGTTTTTTCATTCCATTTTATTCCGCTTTTATCGTGTTTATCATAACCGAAATCATCACAAAATGAGTCAAAGTCTGTATCTATATAATAATCCATCCTAGAACACGCTAGAACGCTATATAAAAGATCTTTTACTTGCTTGTAAGGTCTTTGAATCATAAAATAATTCTCCTTACTCTGAAATGTTCGACCATCTCCCCAAGTGGAATAAATAGACTCTGTAAAATCAAAATCTATTTCTTTGTCATTCCTCTTAATGATAATTTTATATTGCATTCCTAGTTTATGTTTACTTGCAGGTCTTGGATTATCTAAACTACCTAAACCAATTTCTTCAGCTTGAAATTCAATTTCATTTAATAGTCTTTTTAGTTCCTTTGGTTTCTCTGAATATTCAAAGACTGAATCATTTGCTTTTAATGTTATTATTTTCTTCATTGTTTTATTATCCTTTCAAGCCATACCACATTGGGTAATCTGCTTTAGTTTTTAGTTGTGCAAAGTATTTAGAGTTATTAAAAAAGTGCTTTGGGTAATTACAACAGATTGAAATATGTTTCATTTCTTCTCTTGTTTCTGCATAGCCTTGTAACTTCCTAGCCTCTAGGTAATTATCACATTCAAAGACTAATTTATTTATCTTATTATCTACTAATCCCCAGCCCGACATAAATCTGTCTGTCATTGTTACATATAGTTTTTTAGTATCCCTCATCCTACTTTTCCCCTTTAAAAAGAGTTTCATCTCTCTTAATATCATTCTGCCATTCTTGGAACTTTTTATATGACATTGTTTTTTTAATAGTGGGCGCATATCTATATATATGTTCTACTACAACACTATTTTTATTAACTCTATGATATATATTTAAGCAAGTGTCGTTCCAATTCTTGACTTGCTTTTTTTGATTGACTTTTATGTTCATATTGCCTCCTCAAGCGTATATGTTTGTGATTATTTGACTGCCTAAACTTACTAACAAAAGTAATGATTACAATAAAATAAATGTAATCCTATATGTAATGATAGTAACAAGCTGAGGGGATAAACTATAAAGTATTATGTGATATGATCGCTTGTAAATGCAGTAATAAATAGATATAAAAGGGACGGCAGAAATAGAATTGATTTAAATATTTATAAGGTGTTGCGAGGTGGGGCGGACGCTTTATCGAGGGACACCACCCCCCCCCATACCCGACAATCTGCGAGGCGAGGGGTATATATGTTATCACCCGTACATATTTCTCAGCAAAACATCTCTTTTGTAAATGTCGCAATAACAAGGATTATAACTTTTATGTAATGATATTTGTAATATATATTTACACCAATTTGAAGGACGCACACAGAAAAAAATCAACGAAGGAAATGGAGAAGTCAGCTGTCAAAAAGGCGGTCAAAAACCTTCACGACAACGAATATTATGCCAATTTCTTAAAGACTCTACAGATCGACACAGGTAAACAGGTACGCTTTACTGAAGATAAGAAAGATGCCTTTTTAAAGACAATGGTAGAGTGCCACGGATTTCCTTCGATAGCGGCGAATAAGATGGGGTATTACTATGGTAGTATCCAGTATGCGATGAAGAACGACCCCCAGTTTGCACAAGCTGTTGATGTCCTTCGCAAATCATTTAATCAAGAAAGACTAGATGGTCTTGAAAAGTTATCGTATGAGCAGGCTTCTGAGGGGAAGAATACTGCAGAGCGTATCTTTCAGTTAAAGGCCCTAGACCCCCACAAATATAGAGACAGGATGCAAAACAATAACACGCAAGTAAATGTCATGGTAGCAGGAATTACTCCAAAAGACCGTGCTAAAATGATCAAGAATGTCAAATGAGGTATTATCCTTATGCAGTTGATAATGAAGGAAATATACAATATTTGTCACCTAGAGACTTCTTACTTGACATATTGCGAGAGTTATACGGACTAGATAAAGTAGAATCTAAAGAAATTGTTGATGTGGCGATTAAAATATTTCAATTAGAAACGGACGGTAGTTTGCCAATAAACTGGAAAGAGTTATATAAGAACACAGCATGAATGATGACATCTTAGTAACCTATAAGTTCCCTGATGGAACGCCAACCGATCCATTACCTCATCAGCAGGAATATCATTTATATACAGGTTGGAGCAAGCATCACTTGCTTGCAGGCAGTTTAGGAACAGGAAAGACCGAGGCCATGTGCATGGAAGCTATCCAACAAAGTGCAGCTTACGAGAATAACTTAGGACTAATGGGACGAAAAGTATTAGATGCGTTCAAGAAATCAACACTAATTCAACTTCTGGACTTAGCAGGTGGTTTTGTTTCCAAGCACAGGTCTCAAGATAGAGAGATTATCTTTAAGAATGGGTCTAGGATTGTATATATGGCCTTAGACGACTCTAGGGACTCGATACAGCGTATTAAATCGATGAATCTAGGTTGGTATGCCTTTGACCAGTTAGAAGAGGTTTCAGAGAGTACATTCATTGCTGCAGCAGGTCAATTAAGGAAGAAGGGTGTAATGCGTTGCAGTTTTCATACTTGTAACCCTGCAGGACATGATTGGGTATGGAAAAAGTTTAAACAACATAAAGAAAAACAGAATGTTACAAAAGGGGACTATAGATTAATTGAGACCAGGACTTGGACACCAGATGCCCCTGCTCCTGAGACAGATGAAGAAGTACGAGTTTATAGCGATAACCCACACCTCCCTGCAGACTACATCAAACATTTACTCTCCATGCCTCAAATGTGGGTTAATCGCTATGTATATTGCAGTTGGGACGATTTTGCAGGTTTGGTTTATCCGATGTTTGACGAAAC